GGACCTGTCCGCGCTGTCGTTTGACGAAGCCATGGATATCGTCGGGCGGCTGGAGGCTGCGGATCGGTGGGTCAGGGAGCGGGAGGCGGAGCAGGCTGGCGCGGATTTGTAAGTTGGTATATCCTGCGAGGATCGCCCGCCGAGACAGTTGCTGCTGTCGTCGGCGGACTTCATCCTCAGGCAAGGAAAGTGCCAGATGACGCCCAGAGACGATATCTCCGTCGATACCCTAAGACAACTGCTGGAGTGCGATGCGCTTGCAGGCAAGTTGTTCTGGCGACCCAGGCCGCTTGAAATGTTCCCAGACTCTAGAGCGGCGAAATCGTGGAACACGCGCTATGCTGGAAGCGACGCAGGCCACCAAAGACACGACGGCTACTGGACCGTGAGGATTTTTGGCCGTGGCTATCTCCAGCACCGCGTCATCTGGGCCATGTGTCACGGTGAGTGGCCGGAAGAGGAGATTGACCACATCTCTACGGACCCCTCAGATAACTCCATCAAGAACCTGAGGGTCGCCACGCGATCCCTAAATGAGGCGAACAAGAGGCTCCGGGCGGACAATCCGTCTGGGGCCAAGGGCGTTCGCAAGATAGGGCGCAGATGGGCGGCAAGAATCAGAAAGGACGGTCGGGATATTCACATAGGGTATTTCGACACGATTGATCAGGCGTCAGCCGCGTATGCGGAAACGGCGTCTGTGCTTTTCGGTGAGTTCTCTAGATCACCATGAGTGCTGACAAGATAAAATACGATGAACTCCTACAGGAGCTTCTGGCCAGAGAAGAGGCCATTAATTCGTTGGCGAAGTACATCGGCTACGTTTCTGGTCTAGTTCCGCCGGAGCACTTGCAGCTTGTCTGCAAAGAACTTGATTTGGTCGCGAGCGGAAAAACAAAGAGGCTCATGATCTCTATGCCACCCGGACACGGTAAGTCCTGGTGTGCCAGTCATTTCTTTCCGGCCTACTACCTGAGTAAGTTTCCAGAAAAAACCCTGATCTTCGCAACTCACAAGCAGGAGTTGTCAGACAGCTTTGGCCTGAAAGTCAGGAACACCATAAAATCAGATGAGCACCAAAGGCTATTCCCGAACATAGGTATATCGACAGACAAGACTGCGGCTGGCGAGTGGATGACACTTGGCGGTGGTGGATATCTGGCGACATCTGTTGGTGCAAATGTCACGGGCCGTCGTGGCGATATTCTGATTGGCGACGATCTTCTCTCCGGCGTTAAAGCCGCCGAGTCTGCCTCAGAGAGAGATAACTTGTGGTCTTGGTGGGCTGCTGACTTTTTTACACGCCGCAAGAATATGGACACTCCGATCATTCTGATCGGGACTCGTTGGAATCTTGCCGACCTTATGGGGCGCTTGGATCAGGCAGAGAAAGATGGTGGCGGAGAAAAGTGGAGGCGCATAATTCTCCCCGCCATCGCTGGCCCGGAGGACCCTCTTGGCCGAAAGGAGGGCGAGGCGCTTTGGCCTGAGGCGTTCCCGGAAGATGAGCTTGAGAGGGTCAGGAAGAACCCCGCCACGACGACTCGTATCTGGTCTTCTCTGTGGCAGCAGAACCCGGTAATTGAATCCGGCGGGATCATCGACAAGACTTGGTGGAAGTGGTGGCGTCAGGCCGATCCGCCTCAGATGAAGTATGTCATCCAGTCGTGGGACACCGCGCTCACCGCGAACAAGTCGAGTGCGTTTTCTGCCTGTACGACGTGGGGTGTCTTTGACGATGAGAACGACATCCCGAATATAATTCTTCTCTCTGCCTGGAGAGACCGCGCTGAGTGGCCGGTCCTCAGGAGGATGGCCCAGAGAATGGCTATCGACTACATGGATGACAATTACAAAGTCCCCATCAAGCCAAAGGCCGGGCGCAAACCAGATACGGTTCTTGTTGAGGCGAAGGCATCTGGCGGTATGCTGATCAGGGACCTTGCTCGCGCTGGGCTGGTCGCGACGCCGTTCAACCCTGATAAATTTGGCGACAAGATCGCACGGGTGCGGCTGATTACCGACCTGATCGAGAATGGAAGGGTGTGGCTTCCTGCGATGCCCCCGACATTTGATCGTCTGAGGCCGTGGTCCGAGGCGTTCATGGAGCAATGCACGCAGTTTCCAGCCGCCGATAGTCGGGACTGGGTTGACACCATGACGCAGGTCTTCCTGCGGATTAAGCAATCCGGCTGGGTCGTGAACACGGACGATCCGACGGTGCCGACGTATGATACGCCGGGTGAGCGGCCTGCGTTTTATTGAGGAGCGGCCCCGAGGCGGAGGGAGGAGGAGGCCGAGGAGAGACACCCCGGAGCCGCAGGACGGTTATATATCGGGCGCGGTGGGTGTGTAAACCCCGGTTGAGGCCAGCCGTCGTCGGTGCTACACAGTCACATGGCTCGGAAACCGCTCCTGACGCTCTCGGATACCTTGCGCCCGCAGATCGGCGTGGATGTGGATGACGTCGAGGGTGACGTCGATATCGAAATCGCCGACGACGAAGGGCTGATGGTCGAAGGCGCGCTCGTCACCGAGGACGAAGACGGCGGCTCGATCATTGATTTCTCGCCACAGGACGAAGACGCCGCCGATCCGGGCGAGCATGACGTCAATCTGGCTGAAATCCTTGACGAATCAGAACTGACGGGCATCGCGACGACGCTCATGGCGGGTGTCGAGGAAGACAAGCGCAGCCGGGCTGAGTGGGAAACCACGATGCAGCGCGGGATTGAACTGCTGGGCCTGAAGATCGAGGACCGGACGACGCCGTTCCAGGGTGCGTGCGGCGTTTTCGACCCTGTAATGTCCGAGGCGGTGATCCGCTGGCAGGCCGTGGCGCGTGGCGAACTGATGCCTGCCGCCGGACCTGTGAAAACGCAGGTGATCGGGGTTCCGAATGCCGCTCTGGAAGATCAGGCCAGTCGCGTTAAGGACTGGATGAACCTGTATCTGACGGAACTGGCCCCGGAATACTACGAAGAGTTCGACCAGATGCTGATGTGGCTGCCGCTGGTCGGTAGCACGTTCAAGAAAGTCTACCAGGACCCGGTATTGGGCCGTCCCGTGTCACGGTTCGTGACGCCGGATAACTTCATCGTGAGTTACGGCACGACGGACCTGACGACATCGCAGCGTTTCTGCCACATCGTGCCCCTGACGAAGCGTCAGATGCGGCTGGCGCAGATTTCGGGGGCGTATCGCGACGTCGAATTGGGCGATCCACAGCCGGATACGCAGTCGTCGCAGGACCCGATCACGTCTCAGGTGGATGGTGTCAACGGCCAGCGTCCGGGCGCGGAAGGGACCGAGGAATACGAGGTCTATGAGGTCTATGCCGATCTCGAACTGCCGGAGCCGTTCGATCACCCTGACGGCCTGCCGCTGCCGTATGTGGTTTCGATAGATAAGTCCTCGCAGAAAGTGCTCGCCGTCCGCCGGAACTGGAAGGAAGGCGACGTTTCGTACCTGAAGCGCGAGTGCTGGGTGCATTTCAAGTTCATGCCGGGCCTCGGGTTCTACGGGCTTGGATACGCGCACATTCTCGGCAACACGGCGAAGACGGCGACGTCGCTGAACCGCCAGTTGATCGACGCGGGCACGCTGAATAACTTCCCCGGCGGCCTGCGGGTCAAGGGTATGCGGCTGGAGGATAACAACCTCGGCATCGGACCCACGGAATTCCGCGAGATCGACACGGGTGGCCTGCCGATTCAGCAGGCGATCATGCCGATGCCCTATAAGGAGCCGTCGGTCGTCCTGTTGGATTTGCTGAAAGAGACGCGAGACGGCGCGCGGCAGCTTGCGAACACGGCTGAGATCGCTGTGGGCGATGGCAGGCAGGATGCGCCGGTTGGAACGACCGTGGCGCTGATGGAAGCGGCGACGCGCGTGCAGTCGGCGACGCTGAAGCGAGCGCATAAGTCGCTGGGTCGCGAACTGAAGATGATCGCGGACCTGTTTGGTCAGTATCTGCCGGATCGCCCGTATCCGTTCCCGGTTCGCGGTGGTCAGGCTGCGATCATGCGGCAGGATTTCTCGTCGAACGTCGATGTGATCCCGGTTTCCGACCCGAATATCTCGTCGTCGGCGCAGCGCATGATGCGCGCGGAGGCGTTGCTGCGGTTTGCGACGCAGATGCCGGATATCCACGATATGCGGGCGGCGACGCAGCAGATGTACGTGGAGATGGGCGTCGATCCGCAGAAGATCGAGATGCTGTTGCCGCAGAAGCAGCAGCAGGCGAGGCCGCTGGACCCGCTGACGGAGAACCAGAACGCGATCATGAACCTGCCGCTGAAGGCTGGCGAGTATCAGGACCACGACGCGCACATTGCGTCGCACGCGCCGATTGCGGAGAACAATCCGGCGCTCCAGGCACACATCAACGAACACCTCGCGCTGAAGATGCGGGTTCAGGTGCAGCAGATCACGGGTCCGCTGCCGCCTCCGGGCCAGCCGCTGCCGCCCGAGGTCGAGAACCAGATCGCGATGGCGACGGCGCAGGCGATGCAGCAGTTGGGTCCGCAGTATAAGCAGCAGCCGCAGCCCGATCCGTTCACCGTGGTCGAGACGCAGAAGTTGCAGCAGCGCGACCGCGACAGTGAGCGCGATGCGGCGACGAAAATTACTGTTGCAGAAATCGAAGCAGAGACCGATCTTGCGGTCGCGGATATTCGAGCCCGCTCGGAGGCTCGGAAGGCTATGTTGACTGGAGGTTCCCGTGAACGACCCACAGCGCAGTAAAGCTGCGGCGATGTTTGGCAAGACGTTCATGGACGCCGCCAAGCCGACGCCGCCCGCGAAGAATTACGCGACGGCGCAGCAGAAGGTGGCGAACAGCCGCCCGATCCCGACGTATAAGGTCGGCGGCCCGGTGAAGAAGGCTGATGGCGGGAAATTGAAGCCGCTGGACGGCGCTCGATTCCGTGAGTTCCAGAAAGAAGAGAAGCGTCAGGCCATGGGGCGCGGCTCTCAGAGGCTGAAATCAGAGAGGTCCCAAGCCGAGGAGCGCGACAGCTACGATGGCTCGGCGGCTCAGGCATACGGCGTAGCAGATCGCACCGCGCACAAGCTCACGAAGCGCGCCACTTCTGGTCCGGTGAAGAAGGCTATGGGTGGCGAGGCGCGGATGTTCGACGAGGCCGTGGCTGCGATGCCGTCGCCGGTCATGCGGGCTGTCGGCGGCGCTGGCAAGACGCGCAAGGGTCAGGCTCCGATTAAGCGCGCCATGGGCGGTCCTGTGAAGGATGGCTCGAAGAAAGACGCCGAGTACGGGGATTACGTCGCTGGCGAGAAAGACCGGAAACCTACGAAGCCCGTGAAGAAGGCCATGGGTGGCGTTGGCAAGATGCACCACGATGTCCCGATGAAGGGTGTGAAACCCCATAAGGGAATTGGGGTGTAGACAGCATCCAGTTATTCGGCGTATAGTGCCCGCAGGTAATAACCGGGGCATTTATGAGCGCGGACGAATTGCGGCGACGGTCTGTTGAGGTGATCTCGGAGGCCCGAGATGCTGCCATGCAGGTCGCTGTTAACCTGCGTTATCGCCCGATGTACCAGACCGGCGACGGCTTCATGCCAGCGATGACGGCGGAGGAGATCGCGTTCTCGGCAATCGAGGCGAACGCTCAGGTTCGCGCGCTGACCATTGCGATCAACGCGATCAACGAAGTTTACCGTCGGATGCACCAGCCCGACGACGACAAGATTCAGCAACCGAAGAGGGTGGACCTATACTGATGTCCGATGTGGCGGAAAGTATTGCGGCGTGGACGGGCGCGGAGCCTGCGAACGTCTATAGCAATCGTGTCGATCAGGTGTCTGACCGGGACCTTGCTCAAGGACTGAGCAACATCGAGCCGCATGAGCGGGAACTTGCGAAGTCTCTGATCGACGAGCACTTCGTGGAAATGACCGGGCTGCCGTTCGACATGAAGCCTGCGGGTTACATGCTGGCGCTGAAAATCTACGTGCGCCCGGAAGACCTGAAGACGATCAAGCGCGACGATGGGACTGAGGTGACGCTGTACCTGCCGGACGTGGTTCGCGCCGAGGATAAGTATTCGTCCTGCGTGGCCCTGGTCTGCGGTCTCGGCCCCGACGCCTATCAGGGCGAGAAGTTCAACGGTCAGCGGTGGTGCGATGTCGGCGACTGGATCGTCGTGCCTCGCTACGAGATGACCGCAATTTCGTTCCGTGGCGTGGCGATGGGTATGCTGCCCGATGATCGCGTCATGGCTGTCATCACCGGCCCCGAGGATGTCTCGGGCGCTAAAGATGCGGATAGGTATTGATTATGTCCGACAATATGGAATTCGGTGACGCGCTGGTAGCCGAATTCCATATTGTCGGACATAATCAATACC